TTCCAACCAAACAATCCACGAATAAAGTTAATTGCCATATTGATTGGAGCATATATTATATCTGTGAGTTTTCCTAATAGACCTAGTGCAGTCTTATCTTCTTCACCAAACGTAAACAAGTCTTTAACAACTTTAATAGCGTCTTTAACACCATCGAATATTTTGTCAGTCATACCTGTCCACAGTTCAGTGAAACTAAATGAATTGAGTGCTTCTGCACTGTTATCGAATCCTAGCTTTCCTAAGACCCATGCTACAGCGTCTTTGAGTAAATCTAGTGGCTTAGTGATCAAAGATGTGAATAGACCGTCAATCGCACCTTGTAGCCCACCAAGAATACCATCTTCTGCATAACCGTCAATCGCACCTTTTACTGTATCAAATGCTGTTACGATAATAGCGATAGGCGCAAATATTCTACCAACAACTCTTGCGACACCAGCAACTGTAGCACCTAGAGTTGTAAAATAGCCCTTCATGATATTCAAGAAGTTCTTAATTTTACTCATAGGTCCTTTGCCTTCACCGCCAACAATACCTTTTAGAGTTTCGCTGGCACCTTTAATCATATCTCCGATGGGTGTAAAGAACGATTTGAATCCTGTGATAGTTTTACCCAGATTACTTTTTGGATCGATCTTTAGAAACTCTCCAAAGTTTGCTAGACCTGTTGTTACACTTGCTCTTATACCCGCTATAGATGTAGTGAGACCTGTTCTTAAAGCTGTTATTCTATTATTGACCCTAGTCTTTAGAGTATTAAGTCCAGCGGACCAAGCTTTAGGTGTAAGAGTTTTAGCGACAGCTTTAATTGCTATAAGTTGCCCTTGAATAACACCTAATGCGCCGCCCAATGCTAATGCAATACCTTTACCAATAATACCTAGTCCACCAAATATAGCAAGAGTGTTTTTAGTATCGCCTGCAATATCAGGACCCTGTTGTGTTGGTGCAGGAGTATCATTGCCTGCTGGTGCTGGTGTGTTTTTAGGTCTCAGTAGATCATCATCGCCTTGATCACCAAGCTTCTCTTTCATAAGAGCGAGATTAGTCTGCATGACATTATACATGCCTTCAATGTTTACACTGATAGTTTTCAGTATATCATTAGTAACCTTTACAGAGTTCGTGCCTTTATTTCGAGTCAGTTGTCCCTCTGCTCGAATTCTTTCGATCACTCCCTGTAATGTATTGTCTTCTGCCATCTATTTGTTCTCTTCTGCTTGTTGGGTCTCAATGAAATCAATCAACATTTCATAGTATAAGTCCCTTTCGAAAGGTAGTAAACTTTCAACTTCACTTATCTGATATTTATGATGTTGCGCCAAGCCAAAAACCATTCTATAGTACGATGCAAGAGTTATATGACTCAGCGTTAGATAAAAAAAGTTTCTGTTCCCTCTGCTACAAATGTTTTCTCAGTTCCATCTTTTAGTTTGTACTTCGTCTCAAATCTCATCTTTGGTATTGTGTCAAAGAATTCTTTAATAAGGTTTAGAACATTGCCGTCTAGTGTATCAATGAAGTCTGTTACTTCTTGAACTGTAAACTCTGATATCTTGTAAACGCTTTCGCCTTCGACTACTGTATCAATACAGTCTCGCATTAGATCAAACAATGCGGCAGACTGATCTTCTGAATCTTCGCCTTGACGCAATACTTTAATAAAATCAATTGAAGGGTATTTCATTGATAGAGAAATCGTATCTGTCACACGAATTATTTTCTTGTGATCTTCGTTTCGTACAATTTCAATCTCATCAATATCTAGTTCAAGGTCGACCATCTCTTCTGTGTCGGGATCCGAAACTCTAAACTTCAATAAGTTATTAACTGCTTTTGAGCGAATCTGAATTAGAATATACTCTAAATCAAATACTGCTAACTTATCAATGTCGTAGTCTTGTATACAGTTAGTAAGAATTTGTTTAATCGATAGTACTACCTGATCGATATCATTGGACTCTTGTGCAATCAAAAGAATCTTTTCTTCTTTTACTGTGAATGGTCTAAACTTTACTGTTTCGCCATTAGAGGGGATAGTCAATTCAAATAACGGTTGGTCAATCTTAGGTAAAGGCATAATATACTCCTATAATATAATTATAATGATCCCAATATCGTGTTGATATTAGTAAATTGGTTAATAGCGTCTTGGATGTTTCTAGGTTTACGTATATTAGAAACAGCCTGTCCTATAGTATTTAGTGATGATAAGAATGATAGAATACCATTAACGCCTCTTGCACCACCTGTCACTGTTCCTTGAACTGTACCATCTACTGTTAACTCATCGAATGCAAACGTCACAGGCAACGTCATTGCTTCTGCGGCGTTCTCCCAAGACAAGTTGATCGATCCTATAGAGATTGGATATACGTTACCAAACTTATAGGTGTAGAACTTATTCTCTGTTGGTCCAGAATACTGAATGACTTCCATAGAACATGCGTACTCATCTTTGTAACCAAACTCAAATGGTAGTAACGCAGATGGGCTTTCGCTGAAGTAACCACCAGATACATCGTAGTTTACAATCTCTTGCATCCATCTATGAAAAAACTTCTGTACGCCAAACTCACTATCAACCAAGAACCCAGTGTTTATAGGTGCATAGTCGAATGTTGTTGGTCGCTGTTCAGATGGTCCGAATCCTTTTGGTTTAAATGGAGTAGCGCCTACTGCGATATCTGGTAGTGCTACTGCACGACAAAAGAATGACAACTCTCTGCTTGGAAAGTTCTCATCTAAGAAACTCAACGATGGGTTCAATATAATTCTTACGTAGAATAGGTTTGTCTGTGCAACCCCTCTTGTATTTACTTGAGATGAAAATTCTGATATATTAAATGCCATTAGACTGCTCTCCGTGAATCCGCAAATACTGTAGACTTGCTTGCGCCTTGGAATCTTTCTAATGGTAAGAACAATGCAATGTCCCACTCAGACGGATAGATATACAAGAAGCGGCTTCTTAATTGTGATGTTAAATAGTGTTTTACACAAGGCTTGAAGTATCTGAACTTCGATGCGTTGCTAAGAATGTTATAGTTAATGCGTAATCTTGTTGACTCATCATAGCGTGTGTTGCTAGAGACTTCGTATAGAGAGTCCATCAACTGCGCTCGTAGTGTCAGCGGTAAGTAGTGAAGATTGATTCCCATAAACCCACCCTTTACTTTTTTGTAGGGGAAGACTAATGGAAATCTATCGAAGTATGGTAGTGTTGCTTTGTGTTTGGCATCATAATTAAATAGGTACATCTGACCAACTAACGGTCTTGCTGTAAGACGATCAGTATCGCCACGCATAAGCTTACGCTCATTTACACGTGTGTATGTTCGTGCTGTGTCTCTATACCAAGAACGTGCTTTAGTCTCACGTGCAGGTATTTGTCCAGCACGGACACCTTTAGTCAGAATTTCGTCAAATAGAATTGCCATATATTACTTCATCTTTTCTTCAGCTTTTTGAACGTCTTTAGGATCTACTACACCTTCAGACATCAATCTGTTTCTGTTAATTAAGTGATCTTTCTCAACATCTGCTTTGTTTTGACCGTGATACTTGACAGCATGACCTTCTTCAATCATAATCTCTGTAATCATACGACCGTCGGGTGCAATGAAGTCACCTAGAATACGACCAAACTTGCCTTTCATGTCTTCGCCATCTTTTGCGGCAAATGTCTTTAGAGTACAATCTTTTGATAGTAGTTCTTTTAGTCTGTACTTAGATGCAAGTCCAAATACCTTTTCTACTTTATCACGTGTTCTTGATTCTGGTGTATCGATACCCATGATACGTACACGTTCATCTTTTAACCAGACGCCAAAGCCTAGATCGATGTCAACGTCTACTGTATCGCCGTCAACTACTTTAGTTAGTTTTGCTCTATATTCGTACATTTATTTTTTCTCCATAAAACAGTTTCGTTGGGCTGTTTTATTAATTGCTTGCTGTGCCCAGTCCAACTCCTGAATTATTCTGTTGTACCATTTAGAATCAATCTCACTATTATGTGGGTTATCTCGCTCAAGGGCAAGTTGTTCCATTCGCATGTTGATGTAACCAGCAGATGCTTTAGCTTTTCTCGCCTCAGACCTGTTCGTTTGCTTATCGATGAGATGTTTCTTTGTCTGTGTCAAGCACTCGACTTTGTTACCCTTGTAGTTCATATTGACATCCTGTGATTAACTTCTGAGTGATGCATTTCATCTTGTCTAACTTTTATAATCATATCGCTCAATAATGCATCTGATTCTAATTCGTAATAGGCTATTGCCATCTCTGGCGCAGGTATGTTTTCTATATCACCCGCTTCAATCATTTCTAAATAGCTTGTATAACTTCTTACTGCTTCTTCTTCGAAGTAGTGTATCATTCTATGTGCAGTCTTAGGAAAGAATACATATAACACCAAATAATAATGCCAGAAAATTATCTGTGCTGTTAAGATCAGCAATCGCTCAATAACGTTTGGCTTTGCAATCTTAATAAAGAACATGAGATGCATTCTCTCGTTCTCTGCTTCAGCAAGTAATTCTCTAATCTGTGGACCATAACCAGTCTTTGCTCTTCGTAAAGACTTTAAATGTATCCACATGCCAGCGACCATCCCTGGTACACCCGCAATAGTCTCAAGTACAACTGCTCTATGCCCATAACGCTTTGCGAAAAACGTATCAGCAAAAAATCTAAAGAACATTGTTTGCCCTTTAGCGAAAGCATCTGATATAGTGTGTGTCATTTTATCCCTAAATGTCCCTCATGCATTATCTGAAATTTCCATCCACGATCTTTACAGTAATCTTCTGCGGCTTTCCACTTGGCTTGATTGATACCCCAAGTCTTAACCTCATTGATATACTTTCTACTCACGTTTCCTTTGCCAGTGCTTTTCTTCGATATATCTGGTGGCACAGTCTGCGCTTTTGGTTTTACTTCAATAAGTATAGTCTCTTTAATCCCATTCTTATTTATCTGTTTTACTAAGAAGTCTGGAAAGTATCTATGCACTCTTCCATCAATAGGTGAGCGATATGGTACTATCAATTCTTCACTGCCCCATTCTAAAACTTTTGGGTGAGAATCCAGATATCTCATCAGTTTGAATTCCCATCCGCTTCTATAAATAATGTTAGTAGGATCGCCCATGTACTTATGTGGCGCTTTTGGCTTGAACTTGCCCTGATAATACTTAGCCATAATAAACCGATCTTGATCCTACGTATAAATAATAGTTGTAGAACTATTTATAAGGATTTTTTGAATGGCTGAATCACCAGAAACAGTTATGGCGAATAGTCGTAACGCTAACAACATAGTAGGTAGATACGTCTATCCTGCTAAACAGTCGGCACATAATATGGTGTTAGTTTTTAGAGACTATAGCTATAACCCAACGGCTGGCGTTATCGGGCAGAAGGTAAACAAGAATACAGACGCAAGTGTCGTACTACCTATTCCCAGTAACTTACAAGATACGTACTCTGTACAGATCAACCCATTTGAATTGGGTGCGATGGGCGCTTTAGCCGCTGATGCTTTATCTGGTAAAGGTAGAGGGGCAGCCGTAGATGCCGCTAATCTAGCAGGTGGTGCATTTAATAATGCAGACGGTGCCGCAAGAGAAGGTAATGTTGAACAAGCAACTGGTGGATTACTATCTACGTTAAAAACTGCTAGTGCATTTGTTGGTCGTAACGCATTAGACGATATTGGAATTGGTGGCGTTGCCGCCGCTGTTGATGTCTCTACAGGCACCGCAGTTAATCCACACGTAACACTTCGTTTCGAGGGCGTCAACTTAAAAGCCCATACATTCAATTGGTCTATGTCACCTACTAATGAAAGAGAAGCAGAAACATTAAAGAACCTAATTAATTATATTCGTAGCAAGATGTTGCCTGCTTACGATAGAGAAGGAACAACTGCTATTTCTCGTGGTCTTCTAAAGTATCCAAGTATTGTAGACATTTTCTTTACTGGTGTTGATCAGGATTACTTCTATTACTTTAAGCCAGCTATGATTAATAGTTTCACAACAGATTATACACCAAACGGTATCACACTAAACAAAGGTGGTAAACCGTCGTTCATTAATATGACAATGCAGTTAACAGAAGCATCAATTCACACCGCTGGTGATGTAAACGTTCAAGGATAAGCAATGCCAAAGTATTTCAGATATTTTCCAGAGATAACTTACAAGGGTAAGCAAGTAAAAGATATAACACGCCGTGTCCGCTTCTTAGAGAAAGTTGCGACTGACCCTAGAGTGTTTCTGCCATATACAATAAAAGATGGCGAAAAGGCTGATGAGATTGCGTTTCACTATTATGGTAGTGCAAACTTTACTTGGTTAGTCTACTTAGCAAATAACGTTATCGATCCTTATTATGACTGGCCTATGGGTCAAGCAAACATGGATCCGTTTATTGCAGACAAGTATCGTAGTCTTGCTGAAGAAAGCACAGGAACAACACTGAGCGATAGAGGCGTTGTTGAGTGGACACAGAATGCAAGTATCTCAGACAACATTGCATACTACGTTAATGTAGATGACGATGATGTTAGAATAAGCAGAGATTCATATAACATCGGCGGGGATAGCCCATTAGATCCAGACTTTCAAGCAAGTGATTGGAATCCTCTGCGCTATTATGATTTTGAATTTTTAATTAATGAGGACAAGCGACACATCTTACTGATTGATAAATCTTATTCCTCTCAGACTGAAACTGAATTGAAGAGTATATTGAATGTCTAGTGAAAAAAGATTAGCAGGTACTTACGAATTAATCTCTTTTAAAATATCTTCTTTTCCAAAAGAAGGTAAAGAAATAGAGATGAAGCCAATTATCCATACTTGGAATATCACCGAGTCTATGATAAAGGGTAATATTCGTGGCACTGCTAAGATTTTTGATGCGACTGGTGTGTTCTACAACTTTCCTCTCAGAGGTCAAGAAAGATTAAAAATCGTATATAAAGACTTCTTTGAAAATGAGCGTGAAGAAGACCTATTTATATACACGATTGAAGACATTGCGCCTGTTGCAAATAATGATGACAGTGTACTAGAATACGTTATTCACTTTTGTTCTTACGGAAAGTTCTGGTCAGACAGATATGATGTTAGACGTTGTATTGCAGAAGGCACTGAAGGCAGTAGACGTTATATCAGAGTAGACGAACAAGTGCAAGTACTGTTCGATGATTACTATAAATCAGAAGACTTAGGTACGAAGAAAGACATCACAATACATGAGACTGATGGTGAGCAAGCAATTGTAATTCCTAATTACAAGCCTGAAGAAGCAATGCATCTATTAGCAAGGCGCTCTTACTCTGCTACTTACACATCCAATATGTATCGCTTCTTTGAGAATAGAGATGGTTATTACTTTATAAACACTGAACGTTGGATTGAAGAGTATCCCGAAGACCCTGATCTGATGCCTAAGTATGTGTACACTCGTTCTGTTGTAGATCAAACGCCTCAAGGCGAAGCAGATAAGATGAATGTAATGATCAATATGTCATTTGGCGGTTTTGTCAATACATTAGATAGAATGAACAATGGTGGTTACTATCGTAAAGTATCAGAGATTGATTTACAGACAAGAACTATAAACCAATTCTCGTATGATCACAAAGACGAATTTAAAGATTTCAACTGGCCCGACATGTCAAGCGATATTCAATTGCGTAATACAGATGACATGATCGAAGAGCATCTAAATAAAGAGTTAGAAACCTTTGTAATAAAAGACTACGCCGAAGAAGCTGGTGGTTCTCCTTATGGTTTGAGACCTTCGCCTTACTACGGTGAGATATATAATAATAAGATAGCGATGATGAAAGAGTACAAAGATAGTAGAATCACTGCTACTATATTTGGTAATAACAATGTTGTCGCTGGCACTATTATGGAAATAGATATACCTATGTTTAAACCTTCTTCTGAAGTTGACAAACGTTTATCTGGTTTCTATATAGTCGAAACAGTTGTTAATGAATTCATTGAAGATACTTTCTATCAGAACTTAACACTGATTAAAGGTCCTATGTTAGTTGAGCGTAGAGAGAATGCGCAGGGAGATACATAATGTTTGCTGAAGGTACAAGTTTAAACCCTTTTTGGTTTTTTGGTGTTGTTGTCGATAAAGACGATCCCACTAATAATGGTCGTGTGCGTGTAAGAACTCTTGGTATGCATCCAGAAGATCCTCGTATCCCAATTGAATTAAATGATAAAGAAGAATTAGATTACGTTGAAGATCAAGACTTGCCGTGGGCGTGGGTCATCAACGGAACATTTGGTAAGATGCAGTGTATACCAGATGAAGGCGAATGGGTACTAGGCTTTTATGCTGATGGTAGAGATGCACAGCATCCTATGCTAATCGGTTCAATCCCAGGCTCTAACACAGATACATTTGGGTTCGGAACTCAACCAGAAGAAGAAGCTTAAGATGTCAGGCAAACTCAGTAAAGATTATATCAACAGTTTTGGTAAACCACCTTTATCTCCGTACTTGAGTGGTGAGACACCTACTGATACTGCCGCTGTTGCTCAGAGTGCTTCTGCACAATTGAATAGAGACATCAAAGGTCCTTTAGATGAAACGTGGGCAGAGCCAGGAACTGTAACACCTTCTCGTAGTATGAACACTGTTGTCTTTCAGTCTAAGACTGGCGGTAACTCAGTTGTAGTAAATGATGAAGGTAACGGCGAAGGCGGTTACATGCTCATCACACACAACTCTGGGTCTGTTGTTCAGATCAATGCAAACGGAACTGTACTGATTAAATCGTTTGGTGATACACACAATAACACAGAAGGTATTCATTATCAACACAGCAAAGGCGATACTAAAGTCAATGTTGGTGGCTCATGGGATGTACGTGTAGATCGTGGCGCTCACAATTTGTTTGTCAACGGTGACATCAACGTAGAGTGTGAGAACTATAACGTAACAGCACGTGGCAAGATTGTAATGAATGCTGGTGAGTCTATTGAGTTAAAAGGCTCACGTTATAGTATGGAAGCACATACTGATAACCTTGATTTGATTGCAAAGAACATTAAGATTGCTACTACTGAGTCCATGACTATTCTTTCTAAGAAGGATATCTATCTTGCGGCACAAGAACAATTGAGTTTGAAGTCAACTGGTATGACGTACATGAGTGCAAATTCTGACATTAATGTATTGACAACTGGTGAAGGTAATCTATATATTAAGACAGCAAAGAAAATGACAACCGCAGTTGGAGATGCATATTCATTAGGAGTGGTAGAAACAGCAAACATATCTGTAGCGAAAGATACTGCTATTACAGTATCAGGTGGAACACTTGATATGAAGTCAAGCGGTGTTGCTAAACTAGATGGATCTGAAGTAAGACTAGGCGAAGCTACTGATGCGGCAGAAGTCGATACTGAAGAAGCGGCAGAAGCACCAGAAGGCGCAAAAGCTGTTACTGTGACACTAAGTGATCCACCTGCAAGACGACCATCTGATGCATCAAACGAAGGTATTAGTGCAGTACAACCCACACCAGATTCTATTACATCTGATACTATAGATGATTCGGAGTAACAATGACTTGTAAACCAACAACTTTTGCTCAAGTATATGCTGATGGTGCTATCAAGTCTGGTAGTCTTAATGCAGAAGCGGGTCTTCTCAACTTTACTGACTTACTTTTACAGCAAGCAAACCCAACCGCTGGCTTTGATAGAGGCGCATTGCTATCATCCGCTGGTAACTTAACAAGAACTTTACGAAACATCGATATTGGAAATGGTGACTATCCGTTTCTTAATCAAAGATTTCAACAGTCTCCCATTCTATACACAGAAGTTGCAGATTTCTTACAGCAATCTAGTATTGACATTGATGACTTTGATGCAGATATCGCTCAGTTTCAAGAGTTCATAAAAGGTCCTGTCACACTACCCGTCAGCCCAGCAAATACTGCGCTGGGTTCAGGTACTACAGGTATCAATAATATATTAAGTCAACTAGAATTCTATTATGCGCAAAACTTAGCTAACAGTATTTCTGCTGGCTTCTGCGGATCGTTTGGTAATGTCTTTGGTAAGATTAATCAACTGATTGCACTCATTCAACTTGGCGAGAGTTTGCTAGATAAATTGAAAAGTTTCGATCTAACATATTTGATCAAACAAATCAAGGAAAAACTTAAACTAGAAATCTTAAAAGAAATGCTCTTAAAGATTGTAGATAAAGTTAAAGATGCTATACTTGGTCAAATTGAAGGTGTTGTAACACAGTTCACTAACTTTGCTAATAACATTCAAAGCAACGTAGAACAAATCGGTCAAGCCATTCAGAAGAAGATGAATGACGTTAAAGCGTTTATGCAAGACTTTACATTAGACAAGTTAAAAGATAAGATCAAAGAGTTTATTGATAAGTCTGTTGCTCAGTTCGAAGACTTGACACCTGATGCTATTGCTCTTTTGCTATTTCGTTTTTGTCAGTTCAGCGAACTCATTCAAGGCTTTATGAAAAGCCCACTTGATGGTATCAAAACATTTGTTGCTGGAGTCATTGCACAAGAAGCTATTCTTAAGAGCATGGGTTTAGAAGAAACATCTAAAGCAGTTCAAGCAGGCGCACCTCGTTTAGATGAGACTGCACGTAGAAATGGTAGAAAAGTATTAAGAGACGCAAATAACCGAAAATCAACAGAACGAGATACTTCGGGACCTCCACCACCTGCACCAGATCCAGAGTTCTGGGCTACAAGTACAGAGATCACATCAAAGCAAAGATCAGCAATCGCTGGTATGAGTGATAAAGGTCTGCCTGGTTATGCGACATGGAATAGTGGTGTCATCAATATGCACTCACGCTTTCCTGCTGTAACAGATTGTGTAGCTGGCGATGGTTGGAGACAAGTTAGAAATAAAGTATATGCAGGACTAATGCGTATGGGTGATAGACTAGAAACTGAGTTTAATATTAACTCAGCATATAGATCGCCTCAATACAATGCTGAGTTAGCTAAAAAGTCTGGCGGTGTCGCTAAGAACTCTACACACAAGTCAGGACTAGCACTTGACGTAAACATGCGTGGCAAGTCAGACGATGAAGTACGAAACTTTATTCGTGTAGCAAGCCAAGAAGGCTTTGTAGGAATAAAAGTTTACTTCAGTGGTGGGGTTAACTTTATTCATATCGACATGCGAGACGGCGCAAACGTTTCGTGGGGTGACAGTGGTAAGTTTCAATCATATATTAATGCACACAAACGAGGCGATTTTACAAACGGACCTAAAGCACCACAAGCACCGACTGAAACACCGAGTCCACATAGTGACCCAACTTCAGAATCAGCAGGCGGTAACAAGATACAAGGCGCACCAGTGCCTGATGACTTCCCAGTAAGCGATAGTGATATTGCGCCAGGGGATTCTTTTGTAAGCTACTCAACTGATCCAAAGACTGGTGAATATAACTCTTATACAGTAACAAGAGATTTCACGGACGCTGATGGATTCACTGGTACTGAAACAGTTAGAATACCCATTGAATAAGTATAAATAAGAGAAAAGCAAGGTAAACGTATGGCACGAATTACACCGATCACAAAGAAGCAGGAATTGTATGCAGATTTTTTTATGAATCTGGATGAAAACCCTGTGTCTGAAGACCTTGCAAGAAATACAAATGAAGAAGCAGTAAAGGCTTCTATTAAGAATTTGTTACTTACTGATAAGGGCGAGAGACCATATCAGCCTAATCTGGGATGTAATATACGTCAAATGCTATTTGATAATATGACACCCGATACTATCATTCTTATGAAAGAAGTAATAAAAGACACATTAGAGGCTTATGAGCCAAGAGCAGATATCATCGGAGTAGACGTAAGATCGTCTGTTGATGATAACCAAGTAAATATTGCTGTTGTATTTAAAGTCATAAATAGTTCAGAACCAGTCACACTGGTGACATCATTAACTAGGGTAAGATAATGGCAGATAATTTACCGTTCACAGAATTAGACTTTGGACAAATAAAAGCAAATCTAAAGACTTATTTGAAAGGTCAAGCTCAGTTCAGAGACTATGACTTTGAAGGGTCTAATATGAACGTCTTGCTAGATGTTCTTGCGGCTAACACTTTTCAGAATAACTTTTATCGAAACATGGCATTCTCAGAGATGTTCATGGATTCTGCTATCATGCGTGAAAACGTACAAAGCCATGCAAAAGAATTAGGTTACACACCTGGCTCACGTAAGAGTGCAAAGGCATTGTTGAATATCACACTAAACAACGTAACTAATAATCCTAACTTTGTAACAATCCCCAAAGGCACAAAGTTCAACGCACAGTGCGGAAACAAAACGTTTACTTTCTCTACAGATCGAAACCATAGCGTCACAGCATTAAATGGTATTTATTCAATTACAGACGTTCCAGTGTATGAAGGTAAAATTGTAAGAGAGTTCTACACAGTTGGTAGTACGACAGATCCACTAGACTATATTATCAATAACGAAAACCTTGACATCGACAGTATTCGTGTTAATGTACGTGATAATGTAAATGAAGTATCTAATAAAAAAGAATACATCAGAAAGACTTCTATCTTTGGTGTAGAAGTAAATGATCGTGTGTTCTATCTGGAACCTTACTTTGACAATCTATATAAAATTGATTTTGGTCGTGATAAGTTTGGTGTTGAGCCAGCAAGCGGTAATGTTATTGAAATCGAATATCGTGTAACAAAAGGTAGTGAAGCGAATGGCGCACGTAACTTCTCACCCATCAATAATGTAGCAGGCTTTCCTGCACAAGTTACAAACACATACACTGCAAAGTTTGGTGCTATGAGTGAGAGTGTAGAGGACATCAAGTTCTTTGCACCTAAATCTATTCAGACACAAGAACGTGCAGTAACTAGATCAGACTACGAAATTCTACTGAAGCAACAGTTCCCATCAATTCAGGCAATCTCTGTATATGGTGGCGATGAACTAACACCACCACAATTTGGTAAAGTGTTTATCTCTGTTGATGTTCTTGGTTCTATCGGAGCAGGTGACAGCGAGATTATTGCGTTTAAAGAATTCATTCGTGAGAAGACACCACTGACTATTGAGCCAGTATTTAAAGCCGCTGAGTTCATGTACATCGATATGAACTTGCGTGTCAACTACGATCCTAACTTAACTACAAAGAACTCTGCTGATATTGCGGCTCTTGTAAAAACATCTATCACTGATTACAGCGAAGCAAACTTAAATCAGTTTGGTATATCTCTACGACAATCACGTATAGCAAATTATGTAGATGCAGTTGACGTTTCAATTCAGAGTTCAGAAGTAAAGTCAAGGGCTATCATAGAATATAAGCCAGCACTTAACACTGTAACAAACCCAGCGTTTGATTTTGTTAATGAACTTGCTAGACCATACGCATTAGATGAAGCAGTAGGCTTTGGAAACTATGAGCCTGCGATATCGAGTTCTTCGTTCACACTAAATGGAACAGAAGTTATACTACAAGACGATGGTCTAGGTAATATTCTAGCAGTAACATCTGCTGTTTCTACTAGACGTATCTTCCAAAGAAAAATTGGTACTGTAGACTATACAACAGGTCAAGTAAAGTTATCTAAATTTAAAGTAGATTCTTACTCAGGTAATAACGCAATTAAAATATATGCTAATACAGCGAATAAAGATATTAAGTCTCCTAAAGATAGAATTCTTATCATTAGACCACAAGATGTAACTATTAATGTAAGGTCCATCTAAAAATGTCAACTGTAAGACCTTCAAGTAAACAAGTTCGCAAGAACATTTACACTGATATACCTCAGCAATTTCCTGGTATCTATCGGGAAGAGGGTCCTGTATTTGTTGACTTTGTTAAATCGTATTATGAATATATTGATACAAGAGAAAATGATTTTAGAGATGCTTTTGCTATCAGAGATATTGATACTACCTTTGAACGTTTTCTACTATACTTTAAAAAGAAGTATTTAAATGCATTACCATTAAAAGGTCCTGATGATACTCGTTTTATTTTAAAACATATTCAAGATTTATATCGCAGAAAAGGTTCTAAAGAAAGTGTAGAACTTTTATTTAGAATGTTCTTCGATAATGAGATTGAAGTATTTTATCCTAGCTATTATATTCTACGAGTTTCAGATTCAAAGTATGGCTCAACACGCTATCTTGAAATGGCACCTGTAAATACTATTAAAGATTACCCTATTCGTAAGGGCGATAGAATATCAGGAGACACATCAAAGTCAGATGCTTTTGTTGACGAACTTGTTTTTCAAACTGTAAATGGTTTGATTATACCTATTCTATATCTATCAAACCTAAATGGCGAATTCAACACAGATGATAACTTACGTGTACAAGG